ATTGGTTAGAAATGGTATTATTAACAGATAAATTAAATGGGTTACCACCTTCTAAATTTCCTAAATTTAATAATCCAATTTGGAGAGCAAGAGGTTGGCAATGGATTGATCCTAAAAAAGAAGTAGAAGCGTTAAAAGTAGGAGTAGAAAATGGTTTTTTATCATTTCAAGACGTTCAATCTGGTTATGGTCGTGATGTAGAAGATGTATTTAGTCAGATTCAGTCAGATAAAGAATTAGCTGATAAATTTGGAATACAATTAGCGTTTGAACCATTTGGACAAAAACAAATACAAGATAATCAACCAAAAGAGGTTGAAGAAGAACAAGAAAAATAATAGATATGAATAATATGAATAAAAAGCACATACAGAATATAACTGAATCAGACGATTCAGTCACAATAACATTTGGAAAATCAGATGGCGATAACAAAGAAGGGGACAGGGAGCAATCTGGTGCAACAAATAATGTACCATCACTTTCTAAAGAAGAAAAGAAACCTGTTGAGAAACAAGAACAAAAAGAAAACGAAAAGAGTATGGAAACTAAAAAGGAAATTCAACAAAAAGTAACTAATCAAGAATCTACTAAAGAAAAATTATATCGTCTTTTTGGATTAGATCAAAAAGCAATTAACGAAGATAAGAGAACTGTTAATTTAGCATTTTCATCAGAAGAACCATACGATAGAAGTTTTGGAACAGAAATTTTAAGTCATAATCCGCAAGATGTGGATTTTTCATTTATTGCTAGTGGTAAAGCACCATTATTGCTTAATCACGATTTAGAAAAGCAAATAGGAGTCATAGAAAAAGCAAATATCAGCGATGCTGACAAGGTAGGTCGTGCAGTCGTGAGATTTGGAAAATCAAAACTAGCTGATGAGGTTTTTCGTGATGTCATAGATGGCATTCGCAGTAATGTGAGTGTGGGCTATGAAATAATGAAGATGGAGAAAATTAAAAATGATGATGAGGATAAGGAAAAGCCAAGTTATCGTGTTAATTGGAAACCATTGGAAGCGTCTATTGTTTCCATACCAGCAGACACAACTGTTGGCGTAGGAAGAAATAGATATGATAATTTAACCGACCAAGATAATCGTAAAGAAGTTATTGAGGTCATAACTAGAGAAAACACAATGGAAAAAGCAAAAGAAACTCCAAAAGTGGAACAATCTCCAGTTAATGTTGAAGAACAAATCGCAAAAGCGAGAAAAGAAGAAACAGCTAGAATTAAAGAAATTAGTTCATTAGGTGCAAGACATAATTGTTCTGACCTAGCGAGTAAAGCAGTTAATGATGGCGTTTCTCTTGCTCAATTTAGAGGAATTGTTTTAGACAAACTGGGCGATGCGAAACCTTTGGATAAAAAAGATGCAGTTGGACTTTCTAATAAAGAAACACAAGACTATTCTATTGTCAAAGCTATTAAAGCGATGACAACTGGAAATTGGTCTGGTGCTGAACTTGAAAAAGAAGCGTCTGATGAAATCTCTCGTAAAACAGGCAAATCTCCTAGAGGAATCTTCATACCATCTGACATTAGATGGCAAAGAGATCTTATTTCAGGAGCAAGTGCTGATGGTGGTGCTTTAGTAGCAACTAACCTTTTAGCAGGTTCATTTATTGAAGCGTTAAGAGCAAGAATGGTTGTGAAACAAGCAGGTGCTTTAGTTTTGAGTGGTCTAGTTGGTGATGTTGCAATACCAGCACAAAACGCAGTTAATTCAGCGTCTTGGGTTGCAGAAAATGCGGCAGTAACAGAAGTAAATCCAACTTACAGACAAGTAACAATGGCTCCTAAAACATTAGGAACATTTACTGACATATCAAGACACTTAATGCACCAATCTACTCCAGCTATCGAAACTATTGTTAGAAATGACATAATACAGACATTATCTAACGAAGTTGATAAAAAAGCTATTCAAGGCGATGGTACTTCCAACACTCCAACAGGTATTTTAAATACTTCTGGAATTGGATCAGTTGCTATGGGTACGAATGGCGATCAAGCTACTTGGGCTAAAGTTGTTGAAACTTGGAAAGAAGTTGCTACTGACAATGCGAATATAGGTGCATTGGGCTGGGTTACTTCTCCACTTCAAATTTCTCGTCTTATGTCAATAGCAAAAGTTAGTTCATCTGACTCTGTTATGATTATGAACGATCAAAACAACTTGATGGGATATAAAGTCTTTTCAACAACAAACTCTCCAGATAATTTAACTAAAGGTACAGCAAGTGGAACTTGTTCTGCTCTTACTTTTGGAAATTTCAATGATCTAATCATTGGTGAATGGGGCAGTTTAGATATATCTGTTGATCCTTACACTAATGCCGCTAAAGGTGGTACTAGAATAATCGGATTATACGATGTAGATGTTGCTGTTAGACACGCAGAAAGTTTTGCGGCAATTAAAGACTTAATTGCATAATCTTAATGATTAGCAGTTTATAAGATTAGGCGAGGCATTGACCTCGCCTTTTCTTTTATATAAAAGAGGTAATTATGAAGATAAAAATATTAAAACAGACATTTGTTAAAGGTCAATTAGCTAAAACTGGCGATGTAATAAATGCAAGTGAAGAAGATGCTAATTTATTAATTGGTATGCGTAAAGCAATCGCTTCTACAAAAAGCATTTCAGCAGAAGATGTTAAGAAACCTGAAAATAAAGCTGTAAAAAGAAAAAGCATTTTTTCACGTAAAAAAAAATAAGGAGTGAAAGTGATTACTAATTTTCAAGATTGGTATAAACTCGCTAAAGGTCTTTATAGCAAGAATCCTAAAGTATCTATTGGCGTTATAATAGCAATAATCATATTATTATTTATTATATTCTAAATGAAACCTACTTTTATCAAGTATGGTAAAAGAAAGATTCGTATTGAATATGTCATTTTAAAAGATTGTTTTGGTCTATATGATCCAAACACTCAAATTTTAGAAATAGATAAAAGGTTGAAAGGTTTAGTATTATTCAATACTATCTTTCACGAGTTATTTCATATCATTATGAATATGGAAGATATTGATGTTAATACTAAAGGAGAGGAGCCAATCGCAAAAGCTGTTGGTGATGGTTACGAAAAGATATTCAAGGCCAATTCATACCTATTTAAGTTTTTAGCACAATGTTTAAAAAAAGCAAAGTAAAATGGCAGTAGAAACAGATACAGAACGAGCAATATTTTTTGACACAGATGATTTCGCTTCATCAGCAACATTTACTGATGTTTCTGCTGGAACATCATCAACAATTAAAGGTATTTTTGATAAAGAATCAGTTGAACAATCAGTTGGTGAAGCTGGTCTTATAGAGGAAGTACCTGTCTTTACTTGTAAAGCTAGTGATGTTTCTAGTGCTACTTTTAATGATACTTTAGTTATCAATAGCACTACTTATTACATTAAAGAATTACTACCTGATGGAACTGGAGTAACAAGAATAACTTTATCAGGATAATATGGCTCATATTAGAAAAACAATTAGAGAAAATGTTAAAACTGCTATAACTGGTTTATCAACAACTGGTACAAGCGTCTATGAAACAAGATATTTTCCTTTACAGACTGGAAATTTACCTGCTTTAATCGTTTATACTTTAGATGAATCAATCGAAGATTACACATTGGGAAGAAATACTCGAACTCAACAAAGAGCATTAAATTTAATTATAGAAGCACATTGTCGAGGTACAGCTAATATAGATGATACTCTTGATACGATTGCAGAAGAAGTAGAAGAAGCAATGGTATCTGATGTCACTCGTGGTGGAAACGCAAAAGATACAAAATTAGTATCTACTGAAATTGAATTTGATACTGCTAGTCAAAAAACAGGATTGATGAGGTTGACGTATTTAATTAATTACAATACTGTCGAAAATGCAGTACAAGCAGGAGTATAATTATGGCAACAAATAGAATAAGTCTTAAAGCACCTAATGGTGATAGTGTTATCGAAACTTCAAAAGATATGGAAGAATATTTTTTGAAATTGGGGTACACAAAGGTTGAGGCGACTGTTATTAAACCTAAAGTATTTAGTAATAAAGCTAAATACAAAATTAATAAAGAGGACAAATAATAATGGCAACACATACAGGTAGTTCAGGAATAATAAAAGTTGGAACTAATACTGTTGCTGAAGTAAGAAGTTTTACTTTAGATACAACAGCAGAAATATTAGAAGATACTACATTAACTGATACTGCCAAGACTTTCCAAGTTGGCAAAAAAGGTGCAACTGCATCTGTCGAGTGTTTCTGGGACGAAACAGACACTAACGGACAGATCGCAATAGCGGAAGGACAACAAGTTACTATGACATTATATCCAGAAGGAGCAGATTCTTCTGATTATTATTATGGTGGTACTTGGATTATAACTGCTAATTCTGTTTCAATTCCTACTGATGGAATGATTGAAGCTACTTTTTCAGCGACTTTGACTGGTGCATTGACTAGAGGAACAGTTTAATTTGACATTTAGTATATAATTCGATACTTACTCTTTTAATGAGTGATATTCTCGATAAAGCTAAAGAACATTTTAAAGCTATTGACAGGAAGATTATCTATGTTCCTGAATGGGATATTACTGTCTATTCAAAACCTTTAACTTTAGCTGACAAAAGAATCCTTACTCGTAATACCAAGCCAGATGACGTTACAATGTTTGCTGACGTTCTGATTTTAAAAGCAGAAGATAAAGAAGGTAAAAAATTATATACGTTAGAAGATAAACAAACATTGATGAGATCGGTGGATCCCGAAATTGTCGCCAGAATTGCTCAACAAATATTAGACGTTATACCCATCGAAGAATGGGAAAAAAAAAATACGCCAAGATAAAGAACTCGTCAATATCCTACATCTAGCCAAAGACCTCAACTTGAAACTATCTGACATTATGAGTATGAGTGTAAATGAGTTTAATTTATGGTGTGCTTTTTATGATAAATTAAATCGAGATAGTAAGTTAAAACGATAATGGCAAGAAATAGATTACAATTTGATATAAACGCTAAAGATAGAACGAAACGTGCATTTAGTTCACTTAAACGTGGATTAAAAGGCGTTAGTAAAGCTATCTTTAATATGAAAACAGGACTAGCGGCTGTTGCAGGTGTAACTGGTCTTGGTTTATTAATTAGAAATTCATTAAATAGTATTGATAAGTTAGGAAAGTTATCTCGACAAGTATTTATTTCAACAGAACGATTAGGTGCATTTCGATTATCAGCAGAACTAGGTGGAACATCTTTAGAAGCATTTGCAAAAGGTGTTCGTACAATGGCTGTTGGTATAAATGACTGGTTAGTTAAAGGAACTGGTATTGCACAAGACGCATTTATTCAATTAGGTATAACACAAGATGATTTAAGAGAAACAAATGGAGATTTGTTTCAACAATTTCAATTAGTCGCTGATGCTTTAAGAAAAATGGAAGATGGCACAGATAAAACTGCGGCCGCTTATAAATTATTTGGTGGTAGAAATATTGAACTCTTAACAGCTATTGAAAATGGCACAATGGGAATGCAAGAGCAATTTGAAGTTGCTCAAAGACTTGGCCTTGTTATGTCAAAAGATGTTGTTGGTACAGTTGAACAAGCAAATGATTCGATGGCTATGATGAAATTAGCTTTAGTTGGTTTAACTCAACAATTTTCAGCCGCTTTAGCACCAGCAATATTAAGAGCATCAAATAATATAAGAGAAAAATTTTTACATTGGATTGAAAAAACACACGGAAGCGTAACAAATTTTGGTAATTATTTAGCAGACGAATTAATAGAAAATATGTTTAATTTTGCCGAAGTTATGATTCACGTTGGAACAGCAGTTACAAATACTGCTATTGCTTTTGGTAATTTAGGAATAGCGGCTATGAATGTTGTAAGTGTGTTTCGTCCTTCTAAATGGAAAGATGACTTTGAATCATTTAACTCCTTTATAAAAGT